AGTGTGACTTGACTAAGGTTAGGCCATCAGGTGCTAGACTCAAGACCTTTGGCGGTAGAGCCAGTGGGCCACAACCTTTGGCTGACTTGTTTAACTTCTCAGTGGACTTGTTCAAAGGTGCGGCAGGACGCAAGCTAACGTCCCTTGAGTGCCATGACTTAGTGTGTAAGATTGCAGATATTGTAGTGGTTGGGGGCGTCCGTAGGTCTGCCTTAATCTCTTTGAGCAATGTTACTGACAATCGTATGGCTAACGCTAAGAACGGTGAGTGGTACATTAGCAACGGTCAGCGAGCCTTAGCAAACAATAGTGCTGTGTACTCTGAGAAGCCTGACTTTGATACTTACTCTTCCGAGATGAAGCGTCTGTATGATTCTAAGTCTGGGGAGCGTGGGATCTTTAGCCGCATTGCAGCACAGAAGGTAGCAGCCCGTAACGAGCGCAGGGATGCGACACCTAAGTTTGGGACTAACCCATGCTCTGAGATTATCTTACGCCCCTACCAGTTCTGTAATCTCTCTGAGGTGATTGTACGCCCAGACGATACCTTACAGACACTCAAAGAGAAGGTACGCCTAGCGACCATCTTAGGGACTCTACAGGCTACCCTTACTGACTTCCGATACCTACGGAACATCTGGAAGAAGAACACAGAGGAAGAGGCTCTTCTGGGGGTGTCTATGACGGGCATCATGGACTGTAAGCTGACCAATGGGTCTACAGGTGAGGAGGCTTTGGGTAAGCTTCTGGACAACCTGAGGACTGTATCGGTAGAGACTAACCGACAGTGGGCCGCAGCTCTGGGTATTAACCAGTCAGTAGCCATTACGTGCGTCAAGCCCTCTGGTACTGTCTCACAGTTGACTGACAGCGCCAGCGGTATTCACCCACGCTTTAGCGACTACTACGTTCGTACTGTTAGAGCTGACAAGAAAGACCCTCTGGCTACCGCTATGATTGAAGCTGGGTTCCCTTATGAAGAGGACGTAATGAATAACTCTAACTGGGTATTCTCGTTCCCTCAGAAGGCTCCTGATAAGGCTGTGACTGTGGAAAGCATGGGGGCTATGGAGCAGCTAATTCTCTGGAAGACCTATCAAGACCACTGGTGTGAGCACAAGCCCTCTATGACTTGCTACTACAACGATGATAACTTCTACGCTGTCTGTCAGTGGATCTGGGAGAACTTTGATAGCGTCAGCGGTATTAGCTTTCTACCTGAGGCAGAGCATGTGTACAAGCAAGCTCCGTACCAGAAGATAGACAAGAAGACGTACCAGAAGTTGAGCAAGGAGATGCCCAAGCAGTTTGAATGGGACATTGAAGAGAAGGAGGACAACACCGAAGGGGCGCAAACTTTAGCTTGTGTAGCTGGAGTCTGCGAGATATAAACTTAGGGGGCGCAATGCCCCCTTTTGTTTACTCTGAAATATAAGCAGCTGGTAAAGAACCCGTTGCAATACCCAAACCCATCCCTGAGTTTTCAAAAAGCCTTCCCCAAGATTTAAAATAACTTTTAGGAAGCTCCACGCGCCTACTAGTTGCAGCCGAAGCATTACGTATTAATTCTATCTGAGCGTCTATAGCTTTTTCACTAATAGTTTTTTTAGCCATTAAAGCAGGAACAAATTTTAACACTTGATCTATAACAGAGGTAGGGTTTGTTACAAGTCCTCTAGCTGCCCCTAATTCTGATCCTCTTACAGACAATGCAAAAGCAGCTTCAGAACCTTCAGCCCTATTAAGAATGTCTAATTCTTTTAACAACGTATCTATTTTTTTAGATATTGCTGGAGTTTCTTTAAAGACTTCATTAAAAGTTAACCTAAATTTAGGATCTTTTAATTTTTGTTGTAATTGTAATAAATCAGCAGGCCCTCCTTTCCCTTCTACCTTTAATAAGCTTTCTAAGTAGCCTCTGCGTATTCCTTCCATAACATCTTCTTGAAGACCTAAAGCTTTTCTAGTTTCAGAGTTTTTAGGTAAACTTTCTTGATATTCTTTTGCTAATTTCTTTAACTGTCTAACCTGCTGAATGCCTACAGTAAGGCCGTCTGCTGTCAACATGCCACCAATAGTTGCTGGATCCAAAACGCGCATTGCTTTTTTCAAATAAGAAGCATCTATTACTGTGCGACCTTCCCTATATAAACGAGTAACTTCATCATATTCCGATTTTAAAACAGGATCTAAAGCATTAGCCGCCTCGTCCATTTGAGTTTCAAGAATTTTTTGAGCGTCATCATACAAATCCAATTCTTTTTTAGAGATTCCTTCTTTTTGACTTGCTTCATACCGTATTGCTTTTAAATCGGAAAGCCTTTGATGAGCTTCTTGAAAGTTCAAATTTCTTGGTAAATTTTCTAAAAATGTAAAAGAGGACTTGTTAAAAGTAGGAGGCCAGTTAACAGTTTGCGTTACTTTACCAGTAACAGGGTCTTTAATTGGGTTCCCTTTATTTAAAAGTTTAAAAGATTTTAACATTTCATTTAAAGGCTTACCAATATCTACGGAGACACTTTTACCTCTTTGTGATATTGCTTTATAAAAAGGAGAAACAATATCATTTAAAGCTGTTTCCGTTAAATTTCTTAATTCTTGCAAATTCTGTCCTTGAACTTTAGGGTTAGATCCAGCAGTCATTTTTAGTATTTGATCTATTTGCCCACCCATGTAGTCATCGTATTTACTGTACATCTCTTTTACTTGATTCTTAGTAACTAATGAAACTTTAGCAACATCAAACAAAAAATTATCAGTTTTAGAGCTTGTTTTAGACACCATTGGTGGCATTAAAGTAGCCCCTTCTTCTTTTAATTTACTTTGTAAGTTAGCCACTAAATCAATAGCTTCATCAGCAGAATAATTTCCTTTTAAAAGACCTTTACCAATTTTAAAGGTTTTACCTAAAACGGGAGCAGCTATTCCAAAGATGGTTGAAAATAAAGCATCAGCTCCAGCAGCGTCAGCAGCACTTTGTATTGTTTTTTTGGGATCAAAAGCTCTACCTTCAATTAAATCTTCTAAAGACTCTCCAGCAAACCTACCAACACCTGTTGCTGCTGCGGAAGCTGCAACACCACCAATTAAACCCCCAGCAAACGACCCTAAAGGCCCTAAAGGAGCGCCCATAGCTGCTCCTTGAACTGCGGCAGGGCCAGCTACCGCTATAGCTGGGGCTATCTCACTAACAATAGGAATCCAATCAGCCCATGTCTCTTTATCTTTTTGCTCTTCTCCAGAATCAAGATTCAAAGCTTCATCCATTGAAAGTGAGTCTGTTTTAGAGTTTTCCGAATTTAAAGATAAAGCTTCTTCAATAGTATATGTAGGCATTTCCCACCCCTATATAAATTTATTTAATTGGTTCAAAACCTGTAGCCGTTTTAAGAAACTTAAGTCCGTTTGGGCTGTTTACATAGGAACCTACGGGAGCTTGTTCCCACACATTCCGCGCTTCTTCTGGTGTCTTGGGGTAAGAAAGCTCATCTGTTTCTATAATATCTAAAGGTTTTACCGCAAAAGCCTGTGCGTCTTTTTCATTAAGTTTACCGCGAGTAAAATGCCTTTTAGTTAGCTCGTTAGATAATTCAATTTGATTATTAAGAACTTTTCTTTCTATTCTTAAAATTTCTCTAATAGCCTCTTCGGTAAGCGTCATATCGCCGCCCGTTATTTTTTCTAAAAAGATCCTATCTCCGTCAGAAATAGCAGATCCTGAACCTAATTTAGATATTTTAGCTAAAAGAACTTCGCCTCGTTCAACGGCTAATAACTCAGTATTTTTAATTTTTTCTTCTAAAGTTTCCCCAGCAGCGCCAAAAGCGTATGCCAAGCGTGCAGCTCCTTGAGCAAAAGGAGCCAACGGCCCTGTAAACATACCAGCGTCTGAATTTAATGCTTCTAAAGTTCTTAAATTGCTTTCATAAGCCAATGGTGCACTTTGAGCTTGTAATAAGGCTTCATCATAACTAGTAGCTTGCTTTTCTTCTAGTTTTTTAGTAAAAGCTTCATCACCTACATCCACCTGTGAAATTACTCTTGAAACATTAGGGGCTGGTTTAAGATTTAATTCTTGAGGATTTTTAAAAGTACCGTCAGGGGCTAACACCTTGCCAACTTGTTTTAATGTACGGTAAAAAACAACTTCATTTTTTTCATTTAAATACGGTTTAGGTTCTCCTTCTAAGCCGTTTAACACTTTATCAAATTGTTCATCACTAGATGAGGATAATGTGGCAACATCTTCAGGTTTTAACCCATAAAGCTCACCTTGCATTTCACGATAAGGCTTTCCAGATGTTTTTGCTAAGTTTTTAACCTCTTCTTCTCTAATAGCTTTTTGTGCATCTACAATAGACCCTCCAGCTTTTAGAGTTTTAGCAACACCTTCAAGTTTTAAAGCTTCTGCTCTATCAGCTAAAGAGTTTCTAATTTGTAGCTGAATAGCTGCGTCTCTAGCTTGTGTTGCCGCCGTTAAAGCTGTTTGTTGTTCTTTTTCAGCCCTAGCTTGCTCAATATCCCTAAGCTGTCTAATCTTATCAACAGCCTCCATCTGAGCCTGAGGTCTAAGCGTAGGAAGTTGAGCTTCCAACATAGCAATCATACGACCCTCAGGAGACTCAAACTGTCCCTTGCCAGCTTCAGCCATAGCTGCCCCAGCACGTTCCTCACCCGTCTGCATATAGCTTGTGTCTACCCCTAAGTTGCCAAACAAGCTGCCCACACGACGAGCTAGGGGGTCTGTGGTTCCCATTTGCTTGTACGGAGAAGCTTGAGCAAACTGACGGGCAGGCTGCGTTGGGTCTTGCCTACCAAAACCTTTAATGTTTTGAAATAAACCTTCTGCTAATTTAGCCATCTTAAAGTCCTAATAGTTTTTTAATAAACGGAGGTATGTTATCACCCGTAGCGTCATTAACAGCTCCTAAAAGACCGCTAAACAAACCACCACCACTCACACCGCCACCTATAATGCCACCAGCAGAGCCTATAACTTCACGTAGCAAGTCTGATCTAAGTTTCTGAGCTTCTAAGTTAGAGCTAAGACCAGAAGCGTAAGACTCTGCTTTCTCCATAGCACCCTGTCTACGTGCTGTATCAGCAAGAGAAGCTATATTAGTACCTACTTGCAATTGATTTAACATCTGTGATTCTGGAGCATAACCAGACTGCATCATACCTGCTAAGTTCTGTAAGTCCATACCCTGTATCTGTCTGGGAGTCATTCTAGCTTGCGTACCCATGCCAAACATACCTGAAGTTAATCCCTGTAAACCAGCGGCTCTCTGTAGTGCTTGCTGTTGTTCAGCACCTGACTGTTGCATAGCCATGAGGGACGCTTGGTTCTGAGCCTCTGACTGAGCCTTAGCCATTGCTAATTGCTCTGGAGTACCACCGTACTGCGCTGTGGAGACTCCTAGCCTTCCCTGAGAAGCCATACGATTTTCTAAGGCTAAACGTTGTCTTTCTTCCTCAGGAGACTGTAAGGCTCTTAGCTGCCCGTAGACTTGCTCTTCCCGAGCACCTCTGTCCATAGAACCAGCGTCTAATGCAGCTTGTTGAGCTTGAGTCATTAAACCACTAACGCCACCGTAGGCTTGATTAGCTAATTGCTCGTAGATAGGGTCATAAGCCGCTGTTGCTTGCCCTGCTAAACCCCCAGCACCGCTAAACAAAGTGTTTTGAAGAGCTTGTTGCTCAGGAGATAAAGCTAATGCGGTACTACCGTCAGCAGTAGTCGTTGCTGTACCTGTTCCCGAAGTTACCGTAAAAGGTTTAAACGCCATTTCAGAAGCAGCAGTGTCACCTATAGTCTCCATACCAGTTTGAGCAGTAGTTCCAAAGGCTTTAAGCTCGTCGGAAAGGTTTTGAAATTGACTTACATTAAAACCAAGCCCTAATAAATCATCAATAAGAGCCATTAGTATGTACCTCCAGTAATTGTACCCGCAGTCAACGTACCGCTTACAGTAAGCGTTGGTATCGTAACTGTCCCTGTAAATGTTGGACTTGCTGAGTTAGCCTTTGAAGCCACTGCTACAACCAGTGCATCAAACTCAGTGTCAAAGTCAGTACCCTTAATAATCTTCGCTGCATTTCCTGTAGGAAGAGTATCTTTGGCTGTAAAGTTTGTAGTCTTTGTGTAATTGCTCATTAGATCATCCTACCTATTAAAGCTTGAATATTAAGTTCTTGCAAAGATAACGCATTTTGATTAATAGTAGCGTCCATACCTATGGTTACTACCGTTCCTGAACCTGTTGTTTTAGTCTTCGGTCTGTCCACAATAATTGAAGCACTGTACTCTGAAGTAGACACATTATATTCACTTTCGTTATAGTACGCAGTCTTACTACCAGAGTTAATCTCAACAATCTGTTTAGTATAGGCTTGGCTGTAATCATAACCCCAGTTCACAACTGCCTGTGCTCCCTGACCACCAATAAACGTAATGATAATTTCTTTGAGTATTTTAAGACGAGAGCTGTCCCCAAAGGAAAGTGGGTTACTAAAGTAACTCATGTCGTAGGACAAGCCATAATCCTGATAGTTACTGTAAGTGGCAATACCATTGGTATTCCCTACGTACAACAAGCCGTCCTGAGTCCTCTCAAGTGCTCTTATAGTTGTGTCTGACCACGTAGTGACCCTATGCGCCCCGTCCTCCAGAGCAGTCCTCATATCAAAGCAGTAGACGTACTTAGAGTCACTAAAGGACAGTAAGTAGAATGCTTCCTCTGGGCTGTATATGGAGCGTAAGGGACTGTTAACTTGCTGTACATTAATAGCTAACAAATCATTACGAACATTCTTACTAATGTCCCTAACGGGCATTGACTTTTCTTGAATAGTTCTACCAAAGCTGCGTAAGCCTTCGCTGGACATAAAGATTAAGTCAGTACCTGTGGACTGTACAGTGTCTCTACCTATACAGCCTACGTTGGCTATGGTATCCACTAAAGACATCGTGGAAGGATCAATAGCCCCTTGATAGACAACAATGGAGTTTTTACCAAAGATAATTAAGAAACCGTTGTGAGCTGCTAAGGCAACAATCTCATCCATCCCGTTAGGCCATACCTTAGAGATGTTAATGGAGCCTGTAGAGCCTCCAGACCATGCAGTTCCGTCTAACAGATCAGACCAGTAAAGTGTAGACTTATCGGCTGAAAAGTCAGCTACCCAGAGTCTACCAAAGGCTGCTAATGCCTCATTAGCCTGTGGCGGCGTACCTGTGGCATGGGTATGTGCAGACATCTTTTGCACAGTGCCTGTATGCGATGAGTAGACTAAAGGCTCATACCCTAATTGAAACATAAACAGATGGTCGTTAAAGTTTACCATCTTCCAGTTATTAGTTGTAATTGTATAAGCTGCTGGGGTTGCGTCAGTAAGGGTAGTAGTGCCTGTAAATATCTTATTATTACCCGCTGAAAGAATAACGTTAGCACCTGTGGGGTTAATGTACTCTTTAATAACTTCAATACCGTTACTGCCGTTTATTGGAGTTGTGCTTGAAGTAAGTGCTGTAAACCCTTTACGAGAGCCTATACGCCCGTACTGGTCAATAATACAGTTATCCGCTATGGATGCGTAGGAAGCGTCCAAACTAAGCGGAGAGTCCTGTGTGTTTAAACCTCTAAACGCAGGGGCTGCAATCGTTATGTTTTGTCTGTCCTGAGCCATTGCTTAGACCGCCCTGTAGATAGTTTCTTCTGGGTGCTTGTATGCGTCCAAAGCAATTGCATCGGACATATAGTTCTGAGCAAATGCTAACATTTCCCCTGCCGATCTACCGCCAGTTTCCCCACGCTCTCTGGAAGCCAAAGCCAATGCTAAGTGCAGTACGGGCATGTGTGGGATTTGAAGCTTGTCACCGTCATTAACTAAGTCAGGGTTACGTTGGACACAGTTTACTCGGATAGTATAAGCAGCGTTAGGAATAGGATAAAGATCAACCTGAGTGTCCCCATTAGTATCCACACCATTAAAGTTGTAGAACGTAGGGCTTGACTTAGGAGGTGTTTCATTTAAGAAAGCATTGTCCATCCAATGCGTGTCTTTGTAAGTCATAAACCAGTTGGACGTATCATTAATAACGTCAATAATCTTAATCCTATTACCACTGCCTACAAGCACGTAGTTAAAGATGTCTTCCGTTGTGGATATGGTAAGGGTAGTGCGTAACGCAGACCAATCCCAAGCGTCCTCAACAGTCCTCTTAGCGTCATTAATAAGATCACCGATAAGAGCTGAATAAGGGTTTTGATTAACGGAGCCTACTTGATCTTCTCTGAGTCTTCTTAGGACTCCGTTTACTAATTCTAAATATGTCATTTCAAGTTCCTAAGAGGATTGTAGTCTATAAAATCAAATAAAGTTGGCTTTAGAAGTTGTGTGTTGTACTCTAGAGGCTTAAAGCTAGATTGGAAAATATCAGTAGGAGAACTTCCTCCCCCACCAAACATACCTGTACCGCCTAAACCGCCGTTGCCATCACCATTACCATCGCCAGAACCGTCCCCGTCACCATCGCCATCTCCATCACCAGTTCCGTCACCATTGCCGCTTCCTTCACCTTCGCCTTCACCCTCACCTTCGCCTTTATCTTCGCCTTTATCTTCGCCAGCCTCACCGCCAGCACCTGTGTCTGCACCGTCTCCGTCAGTACCAGCACCGTCCCCGTCTACAACGCCCCCAGTTTCACCACCTTCAGCACCGTCACCACCTTCAGCACCGTCAGCACCGTCACCACCGTCAGCACCGTCAGCACCGTTATCGTCACTGCCAGTGTCCGCACCGCCCCCTGTTGTGTCTATAACAGTAGGAGGTGTAACGTCAGAGTCTTCACCTAAGCCAAACTCAGGAAATAATGCTACAACTATAGAACCATCATCATCTTCGCCTTGTTTTCCTGAATCAGAGTTACCGCCAGCACCAGTGTCTTCAGCGCCACCAGCATTAGGATTAAAAATGATTTCAGGAGGTTGCTCTACAACTTCTTCTACAGTTTCGCCTATTTCCTCAAGACCTTCAACATATCTTATCCACTCTAGTCTTAAAAGTTCTTTTACCTCTGGATCAGTTTCAGCTTCATAAGCTTCTTTAAGCTGTTGTGCAAGAATATCATCGTCTTGTTCTTCTATAATAGAACCGTCATCAACAGCCCCAACGTCCCTAGTAATAACAAGGTCTCCGTTAGCACCTCCAGCAGCCTCAGTACCT